AATTTTCACGGGTTGGAGCATGACCAGCACTGAATGTCACACTACTAACTAATCCACCATTTTGGAAACCTTGAACACTACCCATGGTTGGGATATTAGTTCCACCAGCGTTCTTATTCATAGCCAGAAGATTGTTCGCACCATAGGCTTGAACTGCCTTCTTACTCATCACAACCTCACCTGGTTGAGCCGCAATCAGTTGAGTATCAGGTCCCATACCTGTGATGGTCTGACCAGAACTACTGGTGATAGAACCACCACCAGCATAAGCAAAATTACTGATAGGTGATAAGAAGTCATAGGTTGGTTTAATCTCACCACCACCTTTGAATCCACTCACTCTAGGAGAGATGGTCATGTTACCACCTTTCCATCCACCAATACTTCCCAGATTAAAGTTGGTAACTTGACCACCCTCAGAGTATCCACCAACCTCTTGTTTCACATTAAAGGTTGGTCCCTCATTGATGACCAATCCACCACCAGTCATACCCTTGACTGGTTCTTCCTTTGGTTTCTCTTCCTTCGGTTCAAAGAGAGGTATCGTTGGTATCTGTGGAACCTTTGCCTCAGGAATCTTGGGCAGTTTTATCTTTTCTTCTTCTTCCTGTTGTCCAAACAGACCCATAACACCATTGATAGTGTTCTCAAGGTTTGTGATACCACCATTCAAAATACCAACCAAGTTATTGACAGGACCAACAAGACCACCAAACAAAAAGTTCAATATGTTATTGATCATACCAATGACACCATTCACCAGATTGATGAGTGGATTGAAAATCATCATTGGATTTTGAAGAAGTTTGATCAACCCCAGTACAGCAGACCCTAAGAAGATCTGTATGAAGAAGTTCAGAATTGTTTCAAAGAATCCTTTGACTGGTTTGGTTACCTTATCGGCAATTGATTTACCAAATCCTTTGATACCTTTCTCTAAGGCACTCTCTCTTTTTCTCTTCTTGGTCTTCTCACCAGTAATTCTTTCTGCCTCTGCTTCTTTCTTCTCATCAGATGCAACCTTAGCTTCCATGTCTAACATGTCACTAAGGTTCTTCTCAATCTTTTCTAATCTCTCTGACATACCACCAAGGAACTTCTCTACCCCTTGGGACTTGTCCTCTTTCTCAGCAACCTCAACATCAGGTGATTCAACTTGAGCAGTTCCTGGAAGAGCAAGTAAAGATTTTTTAGGTTTTGATTGTTGTGGTTGTGGTCTTACGTTATCAACCAAAGTTTCAAACTTAACCTTCTCTCTCTTGACTTTAAATCTACCTGTATTTCTCTTTACTCTCTTAAATTCATCAGTAAGAACTTCAGTCTCTTCGCTTGGTATCTTACTATTTGTAGCTCTACCTTCCATCATCTTCTCTCTGAGAAGAGTCTTGTAGGTTGAGTAATCAATATCGACAACGTCTTCTAAACCCAGAAGGGCTAGGATTCTTTCATCAATCTGTTCAGAGACCAGATCTTCTTCTCTTTTATCTGGAGTATAAAGAGCCAATGCAGATGAGTCCTGTCGCTTAGACTCTCCCCTAATGGAGTCAAGCAAGTCATCAAGCCCCTTTGGGATATTTTGATCATCGGACTCTAGATTCATCATCGGTTAGCTTTTGCCTTTTCCTCTTCCTCTTTGATATGATTCTGAAGAAGTACTACATAAACATCACGCTCCCAAGGCATCATGTTTTCAATCTCAGTCAATGAATATTTATGGTACTGCATCAAGGCAAAGTTTAGTCTGTAGTATGACTCAAGACTCATGTGAGCCATACCTATGCGAAAAAACTTGAGAGTCCTTCCAGTACGACTTCACTTTCAACACCAGTGTTTTTGTTCTTGACAGTTACAGTATGAGACAACTTGGGCATCGTCTCAAAGAACTTCTCAATATCCTTGAACTGAATGGAGTTCATACTCTCAAGGAATTCAATGATTTCTTTCTTACTGACATCATCAGCAGACCAGACTTCATCCTCACTATAGATTTTATTGACACAACTTGCAATCAAATCAAATGACTGGTCGAAGTTTGATTGATTGAGATCAAAGTTGTTCTTGATGAATTGTTCCAGTGAAGGATACTTCATCTCCATCATCAGTTCATCATTCAGTTTGATCTGATTGTTGTGTTCTGGATTTTCAGTTACCTTAATCTGATCGATGTCAATCTTCACAGGAATCTCAGTAACACCATCATCAGGTGCAATGATATTCACATCAACTTCTTCACCAACAGACTTACCACGAATGTTCAAGAACAAGAATTCAATATCAAAAGTAGGAAGTGTTTCTACTTTGATGCCTCTAGTCTGAATACAATTTTTGATAACAGATTTGACAGCGCCTGTAATCTGTTTCTGTTCTTCAGTTTCAAGTGCAAGGACAAGAAGTTTCTCCTCTTTTACCAAGAAAGGTCTATACTTAATTGTCTTTTTTGTGGAGGGCAATACCAACTCATATGTCGGTGTGGCAATTTTTGGTAAAGGCATAATATCCTATAACAATGGTGGTCAGTGAGTTTATTTATCGGGCTTAGAAGATGTTTGTTCCTGGGGGATTACCTCTAAGTTTTGGATCAAAATGTAATCCATAATGTTTGAGAAGATTCTCAGAGGATCTATATCTAACGTATCTGGTATATGAGAAAGACACACTAAGTTTCAATACTTCACTTTGTGCATAAGAAACTGGCATCGAAATCAGATTGAGAGGAAAGGCATCTACAAATTCATAGACCATCTGTTTCTCAGACAAGTTTTTCTCAAACTTGGTGAGGTAGATAGGAGCTTTGTATGTATTTGGATAGTTCATTCTATAGGTAGCAGCTCCACTCCTATAAATCTCTCTGGTGTCACCAGCGACTGCTGTTCTCTTATTATAACCAGAGATCCAATCGACCCAACCCTCAAAGAATTCAATTACATTATACTCCTTATCAACATAGAATGTCATGTCAATAGTTTCATCATATTGACGACGGTATGCCATCTTTTCACGGGAACCAGCATAGTCATTCGTTACTTCATGTGTGGAGAATGAAGTTCCAGGCAAAGCTGTCTCATGACAGAGAAGTTCAATGTTCTCACCATCAGTAAAGTAATTGACACCTCTACTGGGTCCATTAATAAATGCTCTGACAGATGGAGGGGGTTGAATTTTAACCTGATAGATTGAGGTCTGAGCAAGGTTCATGACCCTGCTCTTTAAGTTACCAGTCTTATATGCATTTGGCTTTGAACCAGGCATCTATAAATATACTTGACTACTATTACTATGTATGTGAGTTTTGGGAAAAAGTATTAAGTCAAAATTCAAACCATCGAATCCAGACAAATACATGGGTGATCCCAGCAATATCATTTGTCGTTCATCATGGGAGAGAAAATTCTGTCAGTGGTGTGATAAACAACCAAATGTATTGAAGTGGGCATCTGAAGAATTCAGTATCCCCTATGTGTCACCAGCTGATGGTAAGGTCCATAGATATTTTCCAGATTTCTTAGTTGAATTCAAGGAATCTAACGGTAAAACCAAGAGACAAATCATTGAGGTCAAACCCAAACGACAGACCAAACCTCCTGAAAAGAAAGGAAGGATAACTAAATCATATCTGTATGAGGCAGCCACCTATGAAATCAACATGGCAAAGTGGAAGGCAGTCTCTGAGTTTGCCAAAGATAATGGTATTGAATTCAAAATCATAACAGAAGATGAGTTAGGTATCAAACAATATGGACGAGGAACAGGAACAGTATCTAAGAAGCGACACCCTAAGAACAGAAGATCTCATTGATGTCTGTGCAGGTCTGACTGATCCTGATGATAAGATGGCAGAAGTTCTTGAGAGACTTCCTGAAGTTGAAGTTGTCCCTGATGTGGGTAGATACTATACCTTCATATATCAACCCAAGACTCCCCGCATTCGTTATGATGAGTACCCACTCATTGCCTGTACCGAAGTTACACGATGGGGTTTCAAAGGTCTAAACTATCACTGGGGTTCGTGGAGAAACTACACATGGGAAGAGGTACAGAGTAACCTCCATGTGATTTACCCCAGAGAACTTGAAGACCTAAGGTCCATAGATTATCAAAAATTCAATCTAAATATTTAAAAAAAAAGATATGGCCACTGATCTCTCCAACTGGGAACAGTCTTCCACTAATCCCAACATCTACAACAGAGAATCTTCTGTTGCAGTTGATCATGAGAAAAGAAGGAAGTCTAAAAGACAGACTATCAGGGTGCAATCTAATATCTCGAATGGTGACTATAAAGTATTTGCAACTGGAGAGAAGTCATTAGGGTTGTTCGGTAACCAAGTTGGAAAAGACATTGAGATCTATTCGTATGATTCAGAGAAGGACAAATATACTGTTGCAAATGACACATACATGACTGATCTGTTTCTTGACAGAGTCACTATTAACACTAACACAAAAGTTCCTAGTGTCACAAGAGACAAATTCTTTGATAAATTCAACTCAAAAATAAGACGCGACACTTATACCATTGCTGAAAGTGAAGCAGATACAAGAATAGAAAAAAGAAAACTGGATAAACTGGGAGACTACAAAGGATATAGGTCAGTAGCAAATCAATCTAAACAACCTCCCCAGACAATAACTAGAGGTCCAAAATCAAATAATAAAACAAGAAATAGTAATAAAACAACACCAAGATCTTCTACAAAAAAACAAAATAGATCAACACCCAACACTGACATCCTCAACCCCTCAGACAATAGTGTCTTCTCTCTTAGACCAACTCAATTAAAAACTAAGAGTAAGATAACTAACTTTAACTACATGAGATATCCAGAGGGTAGGATACCAAACCTCGGTTATGATTATATTCAAATCACTGCCTATGACTATGTTCCAGTGGGTGTTCCAAACAAATATGCCAAAACTGGTCAGACAGTAGTCCGCGAACAAGGAGGAAACAGAGTAGAAGGACTCCGTAAGTCTGCTGAAGATAGACTCTACGAAAATCCAGGAGATGTTATCCAATTCCCAATGACTGGAAGCATCAGTGAAACTAGTTCAGTTAAGTGGAGTCCAGATACAATCAATGAGATTCAAAATATTGCTGCTGGTATTGCTTACGGTCGCGTAACAGCTGGGACTGACCCATTCACTGCAACCTTTGGAGCTTTTACAGATATACTTAAAAGTATGGGAACTGCAGTTCAGTCTCCAGAAATAAGGATGGCGATTGGGGCATACTTTGCGGGACAGGCAGTCGGTGCCAATAATCTTCTTCAGAGAACTTCTGGAAAAATGATCAACAACAATCTTGAGTTGTTGTTCAATGGTCCAGACCTTAGATCATTTAACTTTACTTTCAATCTCAGACCACGAACAAAATCAGAAGCTGAACTTTGTAGAAGAATCATTAGATCATTGAAGAAGAATTCATCTCCAGTTAGATCTCCCGACTTCTTCTTCTTGGAGACACCGTCAATCTTTAGACTTCAATATATCTACAATGAAAATACACCAGACATGGCTGAAAATGGTGAAGTTCTTTCCACAAGTACTCAACATCCCTATCTAAATAAGATTAAACCCTGTGCTCTTACTAGTGTGAATGTCAATTACACACCTGAAGGATCCTACATGACATATGAGGACGGTGGTTCCATGACTGGTTACGACTTGACTTTAAATTTCCAAGAAATCGAACCAATCTACAGAGATGATCATGAAGCAGCAGGTTCAGAAAACATGGGTTACTAATGGATAAATCTTACTTCAGAAATGTTCCAGACTTTAACTACGTTAGTAGACTGGATGGACAAAAGAATATCTCAGAGTATTCTACTGTAAAGAATCTCTTCAAGAGAGCTAGGATAAGAGATGATATCTTCAATGACTTATCTTATTTCACCAAGTATAAGATTGTCGGTGACGACAGACCAGACAATGTTGCGTATGAGTTATATGGAGATGCCAGATATGATTGGGTAGTTCTACTAACCAACAATGTGATGAACGTTACTACAGAGTGGCCAAAAGATCAGAACTCCTTCAACAACTACATGTTAAGAAAGTATGGTGATGAATCAAAGTTTTATGACATTCACCATTATGAAACCGTAGATGTCTTTGATAGTATTGGAAGGATTGTTATCCGTGGAGGTCTTGAGGTTCCTAAGGATTATTCTATCAGTTACTACGACAGTCTATTAGAGACTCAAATTATAGTCACAGACTCTCCAGTTTCATTCACAAATTATGAGTACGAAATTGCAGTAGAAGATGCCAAAAGAAATATATTTGTACTGAAACCAGAGTATCTGGCTGTAATCAAGAATGACCTTGATGATATCATGCCTTACAAGGAAGGTTCATCTCAGTATGTGAGTGATAGTTTGGTCCAGGGAGATAACATCAGACTCTACTCATAAAAAAGTAATAGGCGTAAAAATACCTGGGAAAAATTTTCCCAGGTAAAATGAAATCAAATATCGATTTTCAAATCAGCTGTCAGCCAACTTAGCGAAGTAGGAC